CTATGTTGTTAACCTTGACTTAGGATTACTACAGTTTGCTTTCCCACATGGTATTCAAAATGGTGCTGAAGTTTCTCTAACTGTTACTGATACTGGAGATGGTGCTGACTTCCCATTAGCAGCAGGTGCTATTGGTCGTTTGAACTCTACTAACACATATTATGCTATTGCAGGTACTGCTAATTCTCTAGAAGAAAACCAGTTAAAGATTGCTATTACTGCTGCTAACGCTGCATTAGGTGACTCTATTCAGTTTGTTAACGCAGGAACTGGTCGTCAAACAATATTAACTGAATCATTTGGTGGTGCTGCTGAAGCAAACGTTATTACTTCTACATTCTTAGAAGGTGAACTTGTATATCAAGGTGATACATTAGAAACTGCAACTGCACAAGGTTATGTTTCTACTAACCAAGGTTGGCAGGTAGGACCTAGAGTTATTAAGATTGTTGATTATACTGGTGAATTTAATGCTAACGAAAGAATAACAGGTGTTATTTCTAAATCATCTGGTATCATTAGTGATCTTAAGATTGCTCGTGGTGTTCTTGAAATTGGTTCTATCACTAAAACAACAGGTCAATTTATTGATGATATTGGTAAACCATCTGAAATTATTCAGAAGATTCAAGATAGTTACTATTATCAAGACTTCTCATATGCTGTTAAGTCTGCTGTTTCTATCGGAGAGTGGAAAGAGATATTACTTAAGAACGTTCACCCTGCATCATTTAAAGTATTTGGTGAGTTAAATCTATCTGATTATGGTCAAATTCCTAACAAGGAAACTGATTTCCAGATTACTAAGTCTGTTGAATTAGCAAGAGAAGCGATTGTACCTAATATTCAAAGTTTCTCTCTAGTTGAACCAGTATACTCACAGTTCAATAATTCAGAAGTATTATTCAGACAGAAAAGATTAACATCTTCAGAAAACATTTTAACATCTGTTGTACAAAGACTTGATGATATATCCAATTTATTTGATGGTGTTAAGACTCAGTTCCCATTATCAGTTAATGGTGAAAACGTAGTTGCTAATGCTAATCAGTTAATGATCATCTTAAATGGTGTTGCTCAAACTCCTGAGACATCATTCTCAATTCTAGGTGATTCTATTGTATTCAGTCAACCACCACAACCACCTGCTAGTGTTAAGTATGTAAACGTTACTATTGATGAGATTGATATATTTGAACTAACATTTACTAATATTAGTGGTATCTTCCCACTTATAGGTAACTCAATGGGTGGACAGACATCTGGAACTAGATTTACTGTCACAAGTGTTGTTGGTAATGCTATTAGAGGATTCTTTACAGAAGGAACAGCATTTATTGCAGGTGAATTGGTAAGTAACTCTGCTACTGGATTTATTGCTAATTATGATGCTGTATCATCTATTTCTAATCTTGGATTATTTGTATTTGGTGAGCAAGTAACTAACCTTACTGGACAAACTGCTAAAGTTGAAGCAATCAACTTGGCAGGTGGTGCAGAAGATCCACTTGGTCAACTTCGTTATGGTGTAGGACCTTCAACTGCTGCTATTGAAGTAGTTGCAGATAAAGCACTATCTACTGATCCTGATACTCCACCTCCTAGTGGAACATTTGTTGTTGGTGGTAATTATCAAGTTGGTTCTGAAATTGTAAATGTCACTCAAATTACTGAGAATAATGATTCTACTATATTAGAGGTAACTAGAGGACAATTAGGTACTACTGCAGCAACACAGGCAGAAGATGGTCCTGTATATTCAACTGTAGTTAATGTTAATGACAAATTAACTTTAAGTAAGACTACTGGAACTTACCAGTCTACACCTGGTTTATTTGACCTTGAACTTAATGATGTTATTATTGGTGCTCAGTCTAATGTAGTTGCAAGATTGACTGCTACATCTACATATCAAGATCCTGCTACTCAAGAGTTTATTGGACAGGTTAATATTTCAGAGGGATCTTCATTCTTTGGTCTATTATTCAACAGAGTTACATCTATCACATATCCAAATATTGTTTTAGATGACATTTCAATATCAACAATTAGTGTCGTTGATTTTGAAACATTTACTACTGATATTGACTCTCAATTCCCTGCTAACGAATTTATTAGTCAAATTGTAATTCCTTATGATAACGCATCAGGTGCATTATCTGTAGGTGAGATGATTAGAAACTACAAACTAGATTATGGTAATAATGTAGGTACATTTACTGCAGGTGAGGATGGTAAGTCTAGAAAACTAACATTTAAAGAGAAGCAAGGAACTGGTTTATTCTCTGTAGGTCAAACAGTTAGAACTAGAGATACTAAGGCAGAAGTTATTGGATTTGACTTTGCAGGTAATACAATATATCTTGGTAAAATTGGTAGATCACTAAGAGGTGGTGCTGATTATCATCAGTTTAACTTCTCTAATAGTGCTCAATTAGATACTGCACAGAAGAAATTTGGAACTTCATCATTACTACTTGATGCTGCAACAAATGACTATATTCAAATTCCTGCATCATCTGAATTTACTCGTGGTACAGGTGATTATACTATTGAGTTCCAAGTTCGTTTAGATGCAACATCATTAGTAGATACTAAAACTCTACTTGATATGAGAACAAGTGCTACTGAAGTTGCACTTAGAATTTACTTACAGGCAGCACAAGTTAGAGTTAATGTTAATGGATCAGATATAGCAACATCTGGTGGAAATGCTTTAAACAATGATGTTTGGTATCATCTTGTAATTCAGAGAACTGGAACTTCTCTTAAGATTTACTCTAATGGAGTTGAGATAGGAACTGGAACTGATAGTAGTAACTATACACTAGACAGACCTATAAGAATTGGATCTGATTTGTCTGGTCTTAACAGTATGACTGGTCATATTGACGAGTTTAGATATTCTGTTGTTTCACGTTATGCTACAGCACCATTCAATGCTCCTAGTGGAATATTCCAAGGTGATGCTGATACAAAGGTACTATGTCACTTTGATGGTGCTGATGGTCAAACTTCTACTGAAGATTGGTCTGGTGGTGAATCATTTACTAAGACTGAATACATTAATAATGATGCTATCTTAAAGACACATCAATCATCTAACGCTGCACCTGCAGGATTTACTACTAAGAGTCACAGATATCTTAACGCTGCAGATTTAATGTTAATGAACAAGGAATACCTTGCTCAAGAAACAGTTTATATTATGAAAGAAGTATTCCCTGCTCATAGCGTTAAGGGAAGCGAAGTTGACTGTGAAGATGATGTAAGAGATGTTATTGATTCTCTTGTAGATGACTTACGTAATGGTAGTAACCATCATATGTGGAAAGCATCTTCATACTATGTCAATAGAGAAGTAAATCCAATTCAAATTGTAAACGTAGAAGATGATGTCTCTATGACAGTCTTTGTTTATAAGATTTTAGATAAACTTGCAAAGTATATTGTTAATAATGTTCCTTGGAGTACTCAAGGTGATCATGGTTTAATTCAGAAATATGATACTTCTATTACATTTGATGGTTATACATCTCAGACATTAACTAAGTTTACTCCAACTGCAATCGACTATCATCCATCAATGGGTGACATGGAGATAACAGCTGCAAGTCATGGACTCGCGGCCCCTAGAACTATTACAGCAACAGACTCAGGATACACTGCTACCACTGGTGTTTTGACGATTGAATCTGTTGGGCACAACTTAGAAACTGGAGACAGAATTAAGTTTGAGCCTAATTCTATTACCATGACTTGTACTTGTGATGGTAATACAGTATCACAGAGTTATCCTCGAACAGACGATCCAGCAAACCAAGGCTGGTTAGAAGTAGCGAAGATTGATAATGATAACTTCAGTGTAAATGTTGGAACATCTCCTACAGTAAATTATACTGCAACATCTGCAGATTATGATTCTAATACTGGTTTCTTAACTATGGACATTGGTGACAATGATCTAAGACCAGGTAGTAAGTATACTGTTTCTAACGCTGCATATAATCCTACTACTGGTGTAATGACAGTCAGTGTTGGTAATGATCAATATGATGTTCATGATGCTGATTATAGTCCTACAAGTGGTGATTTAGAAATCTATACTGGAACACATAACTTAAAGACTGGACAAAGAGTTAAGATTGCTAATGATGGTATTACATTTAGATGTTCTCAAGATGACTATGCAACAGATCATGCATATCCAAGAGCAACCGATCCTGCACGTGATACAGCATTAGAAGTTACTCATGTAACTGATACATCATTTACTGTAAACGTTGGTAAGTCTCCTATCGTTACTTACGATGTTTCTAATGCAACATTCAATCCCAACAATGGTGATATGGAGTTGACTATTGGAAGTCATACTTTGGCACAAGGTACTTCTATTAGAATAGCAACTCAAAGTATTGGATTTACATGCACATATGGTGCAGGTGTTCATTACTATCCAAGACCTCTAATTGATGAGCATGTTCCTAGCGATGCAGCATATAATCCAACAACAGGTGTAGTAACATTTACTGTTGCTCAAGGACATGGAATGAAGAATGGTGATAAGGTTAAAATCCCTGATTATGCACTTTCATTTACATGTGATAAAGATAATAATGTAACTACTCACAGATATCCTAGACCTTATGATCCTGTTAGTGATAGATGGATTGAAATAAGTAATGTTCAAACAACATCATTTGATGTTCAAGTATTAGATACTGCTCCATCTACAAATACATCTACTCATACTTTTGTAAGTTTTGCAGGTGTAATTCAACAGAAACGTGATAAGTCATTTGAACAGTCTATTGAAATAACTGGAACAACTCCAACAACTATTACTATTAATGTTGGTATTTCAAGTAATACAACAACTCATACATATTCAACTTCTAAAGCAGGTGCTGTAATTACTGGTGGTAATTATAAGCATAAGTTCAGATCTGCACTTGACAATGCTATTACAGTTGAGCATGGATTATATGTTGGTGATAGAGTCATGTTTGATAGAGACTCACTAACATTTACATGTCTCGAAGATAATAATGCTACTGAGCACACATATCCAAGAATTACAGATCCTTACTATAATAAGTGGTTACCTATTTCTAATGTAACTCATACATCATTTGATGTTCAAGTACTAAGTTCTACACCTTCTACTAACCAAACTGCTCATACATTTGTTCGTTCTAAAGTTAATGGTTTAACAAGATCTGGTGAGACACTAAAACTTGCTAAAGATGCATTATCATTTACATGCTCACAAGATAATGATGCTACTATTCATTCTTATCCTAGAGTTGATGATAGTGTTTATAATACTGCTATTCCAATTTGGAGTAATGGTAGCACTAGAATGACTGCTCAAAGTGCAACTTATAACACTGCAGAAGGATTATTAATTATTACTATATTAAATCATGGTTTAACAGTTGGAACTGAACTAAGATTAGAGAATAACTCATTAGTCTTTACATGTTCTAAGGATGGTAATAAGACTGAGCATTCTTATCCTAGACCTAAAGATCCATTTGCTGCTAGATGGTTAAGAATTAAGGCAGTTACAGATCATACATTTACATTATTTGTTGGTGCTGCAAGTCCTACAGGTCAATATGCTCATACATTTGTACGAGCTATCAAGGATGGTATTGTAAAACGTGATAACACTGTTACCATAAACGTTGGTGCAACTCCAACTAAGGCGTATACTCCATCAGCTGCAACTTATAATGCTGGTACTGGTGCTTTAGAATTAAATATTGGAAATCATAGTTATCCTGCTCCAACACAACATACACCAACAGATGTAGCATATAATCCTGTTAGTGGTGTAATGACTTTGACTATTGCAGGTCATAACTTCTCTAATGGTGAGAAAATTAAGATTGATGATAATGGTATTACATTAAGTTGTCCTTATGGTGGTGCGACTGGATCTGCTGCACAGAAAACTTATCCACGTCCAACTGATCCAGTTAGCAACAAATGGATTCCAATATTCAACGTAACTACAGATACTTTTGATGTTCAAGTATTAGATAAGGTTCCATCAACTAACGTTGATACACATACCTTTGTAAGTGCAGTTAATAACTGTGTTAAGAAAGCAAATTACACTGTTAAACTTGCTCCTGATTCATTAGTAATGACTTGTGATATGGATAGTAACGCTACTAAGCATCTATATCCTAGATCTAATGTTGCTCAACATACTGCAAGCACAGGAACTACTTACAATCCAGTATCAGGTGTACTTAAAGTTTCTATTCCAACTGAATCATTTACTGCAAGTGCTGCAAACTATAATGTAACAACAGGTGATTGTGTATTAACAATATCTCAGAATGCAGGATCTTATAATGTTACTGGTGCAACTTATGCACCTACAACTGGTGTTCTAGTTCTTACAATCGGAACTCATAGTTTAACAACTAGCGATAGAATTAAGATTACTCCAGAATCACTTAAGTTTACTTGTGATTACAACAACGATAATAATGAAACAATTCATGCTTATCCTAGAGCATCAGGTGCTTATAATTCAACAAATTCAAAAGCAGACTATGCATATGATACATGGTTAGATATTACTGCTGTAAGTCCTAACACTATCACTGTTAATGTTAACGGTGGACAGGGTGCTATTACTGATATTAGTAACCATACATTTGTTGGTGCACTTGATGGTGCAGTTCAAGTTGGTCACGGTATCGTACCTGGCAACAAAGTTAAACTTGCTCCTAACTCACTAACATTTACTTGCACATTAGATGGTAACACTGCACAGAAATCTTATCCTAGAGCATCAGGTGCTAATACTTCTAGTGGTGCTGACTATGCTTACGATAAGTGGCTCAGAGTTATGGCAGTTGGTGAAAATACAATTACTATTAACTTGAATGGTGGTCAAGGTGCTATCTCAGATACATCAGCACATACATTCGTTTCTGCAACTACAGATGGTATTACTCTTGGACATGGTATGGTTGCAGGTACACCAATCAAGATTAAAGATAATTCAATTAAGTTTAGATGTGGATTTGATAATTATGAAACTCTACATCCATATCCAAGACCTAGTGATCCTGCAAGTGATAAGTGGTTGTTTATCAGTAATGTAGATGATAGTAGTTTTGAAGTTAACGTTCTACAAGGAACAACTCCTACAAATACTACAACTCATACCTATGCAGGTTCTGATGATTTAGGTATTATTCAAGGAGATCCACTTGTTGCCCAAGCAATTCCTATTGATTCAGTTACAAGTAATACTATTACTATCAATGCTTTAGATGGATATACACCTTCATTTACACCAAACCATACATTAGACAGTATATCTACAAATCAATTTACACCAACTAATGCTGTATACAACGGTGAAACTGGTGTAATGACAATTACAGTAGCAACTACTCTATTCCAACCATCAATGATTGCTTATAATGCAATTACTGGTGAGATGCAAATGACTATAGGTTCTCATAGTCTATCAATAGGACAAGAGATATTAATTGCACCTAATTCACTAACATTTACTTGTGATTACAATGGAGATGGAAACACTACAAACAAAACTTATCCTAGAGCATCAGGTGCTGCAACTCCTAGCGGTGCTGACTTTGCATACAACAATCATTTACAAATTACCGATACAACAGCAACTTCGATCACTGTTAACGTAAATGGTGGTGGAGGATCAATTACTGATACAACAAGTCATCAGTTTGTTTCTGCTACAGCAGGTGCGATTAGTGTAGGTCATGGTATACAAAATGGTGAAAAAATTAAGATTGCTGATGGTGGAATAACATTCACTTGCACTCATGATAGCAATGCTACAAATCATCCTTATCCTCGTGCAACTGACCCTGCTAGTGGTAGATGGTTAGACGTTATGAACGTCACTAACACAACATTTGATGTTCAAGTACTTGACGAAGTTCCTTCAACAAATACTACAACACATACATTTGTTTCTGCTACAAATAATGCAATTACAAGAGCAATAGTTTCAACTGGTGGTAATTACAAACATAAGTTTGTATCTGGTCTTACAAATGGTGTTAGAACAGGTGGAGATTACACTCATACATTTGTTTCTGCAACTACAAACGGTATTCATGTTGCAGGTGACTGTGTATACATTGATGATAACTCACTAAGATTTACTTGTTCTCAAGATAATCATCTAACACAACATGATTATCCAAGATCAACTGATCCTGCAAGTCATCAGGTGATGGAAGTTAAGACTGTAGATAATGATAGATTTGTTATTAACGTTGGTAAGTCACCACAAGACAAACGTTATGATCACTTATTTGTTAGTGGAGATGCTAATTCTATTACTAAGTCTAAGTACCTCGTTACAAATTGTTCTGATGTTTATACAACTACAAACAACTTAATTTCTATACTAACAGATACAATAGAACAGGCTGCTTTAGCATCTCCTGTAGATCATCTTGCAACTGTTACTGATCTAAATCCAGTACAAGAATTTATTGGTGGTAGAGTTCATTCATATCTTGAAGTTCCATTTAAGATCACTTATGAAGATGATGCTAGTGAATTAATATACACAGATAGAATTGATGTATTCAGTCGTTACAGATTCCGTGATGCTGCTGAATTAATTCGTCAGAATCGTGGTGCTATTGTAGATAAAGCATCATTTGATATGTTGCAGCGTTATCCAGATCTTAATCAGGATATGCCTAGAAACCAGAATGGTGCATCCACAGATGGAACTGAACGTTGTAAGACTGACTTAGGATTAGTTGTTGATGGTCTTGCTAATGATGTAGAAAATGGTGGTAATAAAAACGTTGTTACTGCTGCAGGATTCTATATCGGTGCTAATAATGAAATACAACATATTAGATTACAATTACCACAATCTATCTACGTTCACGAACGTTTAATATACTACTTAAAGCAAGCAATAGATGGAACTCTAACAACTGATAATACAGAAAATCTCATTGTTGGAGACTGGGGTATTACAAATAATGACTATACAACATCGTACGATGTATATGATGCTGCATATACTCCTTCAACTGGTGATCTAACATTAACTCTTGCTTCAAATACTGGATCTTATAGTGTTAGTGGTGCTGTTTATAATCCAACATCAGGTGATTTAACACTTACAATCGGAACTCATACATTAACAACTAATGATAAAGTTGGAATTGCTGAGGAGTCATTAGTCTTTACTTGTGATTACAATGGAAATGGTAATCAAACTCAAAAGAGATATCCTAGATCATTTGGTGCTAACACTACAAATGGTGCTGACTATGCATATAATCAGTTCCTTGATATCACAGCAGTAAATCAATCTGGTGGAACAATCACTGTTAACGTCAATGGTGGTCAAGGTGCAATTACAGATACAACAACTCATAACTTTGTTGTTACTCCATCTGCTACAAATGCAGTTACTGTTGGTCATGGATTTGGTGTAGGTGATAGTTTACAGATCAATAACGAAGCATTAACATTTACATGTTCAATGGATGGAAATGTTTCTAATAAAACATATCCTCGTGCAACTGATCCTGCATATGGTAAGGCACTTACAATTAATTCTAGAACTGCAACAACTGTAACTGTAAATGTAGGACCTAGTCCGTTAGTTAGGTACACACCAACAATGGCAACATACACTGCCTCAACTGGTGTAATGGTTCTTACTATTGGTAACCATAACTTACAAGTTGGTCAACCAATTAAGATTAGTGGAGGTGCATTGAAGTTTACATGCTCAATGGATCAAAATGAATCTATTAAATCATATCCAAGAACTACAGATCCATTCTATGACAAACCTATTGAAATTACTGCAACTACAGCAGATACTATTCAGTTAAACGTTGGTCAAAGTCCTCTTGTAATGCACAATGTTTCTAATGCTACTTACGATCCTAATACAGGTGTAATGGTATTAACAATCGGTATAAACCACGGATTAACTGCTAATACTAGCATTAAACTTGCTACTGAATCATTAGTCTTTACTTGCACATTAGATGGTAATACAGTTCAGAAATCTTATCCTCGTGCTACAACTGCTAACACAGGAACAGGTGCTGACTATGCATATGATACTGCAATCAATATTGATTCTGTAGATCAAAATGCAGGAACTATTACTATCAATGTAAATGGTGGACAAGGTGCTATTTCTGATACATCAGCACATACATTTGTTTCTGCTAATTCTGGTGCTGTAAGATCTGGTGGAGATTATGTTCATACATTCCATTCAGCAGATACTGAATCTGTAATAGCAGGTGGAGATTATACTCATGTATGGGCAGGTGGTACTGCTACAGATGCAGTCTTTACTGTTGGTGATTGTGCAGATGTTAAGACTAACATTGAATCATTAATAGAAACTGTTAATGATATTATTGCACCTACTGGAAAGGATTATGATGTTGCAGGTAATAGACTTTACTTTAACAGAGAACTTATTGCAGAAGATGTAACATCTAATATGTTAACTGGATTTACATATCAAGCAGGTCCTACAACATACTTTGCATTCCAATTCGGAGGATCTAATTTAGAAGCAACCGAGTTCCAAGCTGATGTAGAGTTCCTTGTTAAGTCATTAATATCCGATTTACAGACTGGTGGTAATAGTAGTTCTATCAGAGCACTTGAAGAAACATATCTCAACGCAGATGGAACACTTCATAGAATTGAAGATATGGTTATGGCAACTGTCTATGGTATGGAAGTACTTAAGGAAGTTGGTCGTGAAGTAATTAGAAATAATGTATATAACTCATTTGAGAGTCAACCATTTGGTGCATATTCAACACCATCAGGTAAAGCTGCTTATAGAGATGGTGAAGAAACAGTTGATATTGATCAAGTTATTGGAGACTGGAATAATCTTCTTGATCATGTAATTGAGTTCTTCTCACCTGGCAAGAAGATTGCTAGAAGTGGTATGAAGCAAATTCTTTATAATGCAAACTACTATAAGAATGAATTAAACAATCTTGTTAATACTCAGTTTGGAACTGGATCATGGGTATACAATGATTTTGTTGATCAGTTACTTGGAAATATGATCCAAGACTCTATTACAACTGACGTAGATCATGTTATAGATGCTTACAGACTTACTGTTGACAATGTGAGTGGTGAGTTTAAGGTTGATGAGGTTGTTACAGCAGCAGGTGGTGGATATGCTAAGATTCTTGAATGGGATAGTAAAGATAGACATCTTTATATTGGATCATTCTTAGAAGGTACAATCTCTGGTGGTGAAACAATTACAGGTCAAACAGCAGGTGCAGCAACCATTATTACTGGTGGTGTTAGCAAGAAATTTGATTGGTATACACATCCTGCAAACGTTGAGATTCTTAGAAATGCAAGGTTAATTAGTTCTAGTGTTCAAGATCAATTAATAGGTCAAAACGTTGGATATAATTTCCCAGAAGATTTGACTGGAGGCGGTAATGTTCTTACTAATGTAACAATATCAACAGACGTAACTGCTGCTCCTGATAATGCAGTTACTGCTGATAAGATTGTAGCAACATCAACTGTAGGTACTCATACATTACATAACAATTACAGTTTGAATGCGTTTGAAACATTTGACTCTGGTAACGTCACCTTTGATACTACTGGAGAAACATTTGATACTGGACAAGTAGGTACAGCAGAAAGTCAGCAGTTTACATACTCCATATTCTTGAAGCAAGGTGAATATACTAAGGCACGTTTCCAAGTATCTCTAGATGAAGATACTCCTCAGAGACAGCAAGCATTCTATGATATTGATTTAACAAATGGAACTACAGGTAGTATATTCCAACCTCAAGGTGGTTTACAGATAGATGCATCTGGTGTTATACCTTATGGTGGAGGATGGTATAGAGCATTTATTACAGTTACATGTTCATTCGGTTTCCAACAACTCCGTCAAATGGTTCAAATTAAAAATGCTACTGGTCAAACTAGTTTTGGTGGTAATGGAACTGATGGTTTATTTGCATGGGGACAGAAATTAACTAAGGGATTAATTGATCCTTATGCTGCTACATCTGGTGAAGTATTCTATGCTGATACAGAATACAACATTAAAACATATACTATCAATAAATTAGAAGGATGGATATATGATGCATTGAAGGATCAGTTAATTAATCCTTCTCCTGAGTCAGGATTCGTACCTTACTTTAGTGATGCTGATGCAGCAAATTATCATCCAGATTCAGTTCATAGATTAGTAAGATATAGTTTAGATATTATCCGTAATCAATTATTGAATAGCACTTACTACACTGATATTATTGTTCAAAATGGTATAGTAAGTCCAACTAAAGATTATGGAACATTTGATATTCCTGTTGGATTAGCAGGTGGTCTAAACAACGCTGATTACTTATATGGTCTAGCATCTGGTTCATACGCTGAACTAGAGAAAGTAACCATGAATGAAGGTGAAATTGTTCAGATTTATCAGAGATTCCGTATTGATGGTAATATTGTTGATGGTCCTTTCTTCATGAATGAAGTAGTTGAGAAACAAGGTGATAACACAGTTACTGGTGTTGTATATGGATTCTTTGAAGATGATAACTTTAAGTATCTTGATGTTGCTGTAACTGGTGGAACATTCTCAGTATTAGATTATGTTGTTGGTGCAACTAACGCAACAACTGCTCAGATCAATGCTATTGAAGATAGAATACAGATTACTGATCTTCTAGGAGAATTTACAGATAATATTCCATTCAAAGGATATGACACAGGTGAAACTGCAATCCCAACTGGATTCTTAAAAGCACAAGCTGCTGTTACAGATAATAGTGGTGGTAAATTAACTGTTGACACTGAAACACTCATAGGTACATTTGAAACCACTGCTACAATATTCCCAGAACAATCTAAATTATTCCTTGATGTTGCCAGATATGATGGATTAGATACCTTAATAGGTTACAGAATATCATCTGCAGGACATACAAGAATTGGTATTTCAATTCAAAATAACAAGAACGTATTTACAGTTGGTAATAGACTTAATAAGATTACTAATGGTGTTATTGATCCTAATAACTATGGTATTATTACAGAACTTGATCTTGACAATAACGTCATATACTACATTCTTGCAGCAGGTAATATTACTAATGGTGATCAAGTTGGTGACTTTGGACCTGCACCAGATCCACTCAATCCATTAGGACACGCAGTAATTAATACTAAGTTAGATGTTGCAGGTGCTGCTACTGCATTGATTCAAGACATTAAAGATGTTGGTGTTAATAAGAGATTCTATCTAACAGATGTTCGTGGAACATTTAGTGGTAGAGATGGAATCTTCAGTAAAGATGGTTACAAGGCAGCGATCATAACTAAGACTGATCTTAAGGGACGTGTAGAACGTGCATTTAGAGGATTCGATGGAGTTCAAACTAACTTTAAGTTAACTATTGAGAATGGAACTAAGTACTTCCCTGATCCTGCAGGACATATGTTGATCTTTATCAATGGTGTTCTACAACCACCAGGTTCAGCAAATGCTTATACAGCATTCTCAGATAACATCCAGTTTACTGAAGCACCTGATCTTGGAGCATCATTTACAGGATTCTATGTTGGTAAACTAAGACAATTAGATGATATATCATTTGAGTTTGATTCATTACGTCAGTCATTCAACTTGAAACGTGACGATGTGTTCTACTCATTGACACTGACTGATGGTGTTCAATCTTCTACAATCTTACCAGAAAATAATATCATTGTTTCACTCAATGGTGTTATACAGGAACCAGGCGTTGGTTTTGAATTGGTTGGTTCTAGAATTATATTCTCTGAAATTCCTCGTGTTGGATCAACCTTCGTTGCCTTCTCCTACGTTGGTTCTGAAGCGGACGTAGACGCTGCTGAGGTTGTACCTCCAATCGAAGTTGGTGACTTTATTGATATACAAGGTGAGACTGAAGATAGACAGGTTGCTGTTATTGAATCTTCTAACTCCTTGATTACATTCGACTATCTTGGATCTGTATTTGGACAGAATGCAAAAGCATCTGCCACACTAACATCTGGAACTATTGATAGGGTTCAAGTTACAGCAGGTGGATCTGGTTACACAACTAGACCAAATGTAAGGGTTGACTCTATATCTGGATTTGATGGAAGCATTCGTGCACTCGTCGGGGTTGCAGGTGTTGAAGTCAGTAACGTTGGTTCTGGATATCAAAACCCTGTAGTTTCTGTTGAAACTGTAGTCCCCGATGACTGGACTGCTCCTGACTTAAGTCTATACGGAGAAGAACCAGTTGACCCCGAAACCCCATAAATAACTAAAAAAATAGCGAACAATGGCTAAACAAGTAATCGGTCTTGGATCTGCTGCTAATGATAACACAGGTGATACTCTTCGTGCAGGTGGTGATAAGGTTAACGACAATTTCAGTGAAGTTTATACTGCTTTAGGTAATGGAACAGACCTAACGATAACTCTTGCCAATCCTGGCGTTAATCAGGTGTTACGTTATAATGGATCTACTTTCACTCCTTCAGATTATAGTACTCTGACTTCTTCATTAGATGTAAATGGTAATACAATAATTTCTACATCAAACGGTAATATCCCTATTGCTCCAAATGGAACTGGTAATGTTACCATTGCTGCAGGTGGTGTAACTAATACTTTTAACGGAACTACTGGTAATGTTGATTTCCCAACTTCTATTGCATATAAGAATGAGTATACAGCAATAGGATCAGCACCTTCTGCCTCATCATATACAGGTTATTTCTTTACAGTTGATGGTGATGATAATCCATATGTAAATATCAATATTACTGCAGGTGGTGTTGGAGATACAAGAGCAAAAATTTTAACAGAATACTCTAGTCTTGGACAAGTTGGAGATGTAGATACAACAACAAATGCTCCTACTAATGGACAATTATTAAAGTGGAATACATCAGATGGTAAATGGGCACCTGCTGATGATCTAGCTGGTGCAGGATCTCAGAATTTATGGGAATCTATTGTTGCCGATACAGGAACAGCAACTGCTGATTCTGCAACTGATTCATTAACAATAGCAGGTGGAACTGATATAGGAACTAGCATAACTGGTGATACAGTAACTATCAATTATACTGGAACTCCTGTAACTTCATTTGCTGCATTGACTGATACAGACCTTTCTGGAATAGTAAAGGGTGACTCAGTTTATTGGAATAATACTGATTGGGTTGTAGCTAGAAGTCCTGTTATTTGGTGGAACTTAAACTCTGTTGGTGGATCTGATTATACTTTCTCTGGTCCTGGTTTTACTGGTGCTGTAAATGACCCAACTCTTTATGTTTATAGAGGGTTTACATATATCTTTGATAACTCAGTTCAAGGTGGTGCTCATCCATTTAGGATTCAAAGCACACAGGGTTTAACTGGAACTCCATATACTGCAGGTCAGTCAGGTAGTGGATCTAATATTTTATATTGGACAGTTCCGTTGGATGCTCCTGCGGTTTTATATTATCAGTGTACACTTCATTCTGCCATGCAAGGCACAATTAACGTAGCGGTATAGTAAATGACAAGAACAGTTCCTGGTTCTGGTGCCGTCATTGAACCAATATTTGATGAGATTTTTGGAGTTCGTGCGGTAGAAGTTTTAGATGGTGGTAGTGGATACACAACATCCGATCCCCCTCGTCTTACTATAACTGGTTGTGGAACTCCAGATGTAGAAGCATTGTTGTATCCAATTATTGATGATGAGTCAGGAAGAATTATACACGTTAGAGTTCTTAGTAGAGGTAGAGGATATGATCCATTAAGATTACAGATCATTCCAGAACAAGAAACTCCTAATGTTGTAACGTCATTTGATATAAAAAGAATATTTCAATCACATCCTAATAGTCCTACTACAGCAGCATTTACAGATGATAGACTCAGAATAGTATCTGATAATCATCCTAAACCATCTCAACATTTCTTGACTGAAAGAGAACCAGGTGGTTCTGATACAATAGTTGATAGATCTTTTGATCAGACTTTTATCTATAGAGGTGGTAAAGATGTTCCTCATCCAGACGCTGCTAATAGACAATATCAAGGTGATAAAGCCATGGGTATCATGGCAAATGGTGTTTTACTTCATACACCTGAGTGGGGACAAGATGGAAATCCACCACCAGGATTTACTATTGATGCTGTAAAATATCCTTACATAAAAAATAATAACGCTTATGATGCTGTACTAGATAATCAAGTTTATTACTATAAAACAAATAGACTTATAAACGAATGGAATTTAGATAATGGTGTATTTGATTGGGGTAGAATAAGACAGTTTGTTTGGCAAGTTAAAACAGAACATGATAATGTTTTAATAGACTTAGCGAGTTTAGATCAGACTATAGGTTCAGTTGAAGTAGGTAGAGTTGTTGATTGTATTACTTCTACTGCAAAAGGTGAAGTAGCAAAAATTGTTAAAGATAATTTAGGTAATCCTACAAAAATATATTTAAGAAATCTTACTGGTGTTCCTTTCCAAGAAAATGATGTATGTTTAGGTGCTAATGGATTTCAGTTTAGAGTATCAGGTATTCCTAGAACATTTGAGACTGGTATATTCTATATTGAGTTTGGAGAAGAAGCACATGAATTTGGTCCTTTCTCACCTGGCACATTTTATTTTGCTCCAGAAGGAATCAAAGTTCAAAGAAATTATTTAATTATTTGGGATCAAAGTCATCCATCTAACGGTGGACAAGGTGGAATGCCACACCCAATGAGATTCAGTACAACTGCTGATGGAACTCTTAATGGTGGAACTTTATATTACAACAGCACTGGTGTTACACAAGCACCTGCTGCTGATTACGAGGATGAATATAAAGCATTATTCTTAATGAATGCTGATGAGAATAATAAAATTTATTATCATTGTGCATTTCATCGTTATATGTCTGGATATCTTGGTGATGAAGGTTACATGGAACTTGCATCAGATGTAGATCCTGACCCAATGGTTAATACTTATTATTTTAAAGAGTATTATCAAAGTAATGCAAATGATCCTAATACCATTGATTATAGTAGACATCCTGATGGACACTCTAAAATATTGGGTATGTCTTTTGATGGATATCCCATCTATGGTCCTTGGGGTTATAATTCAACTGGAGCTACTGCTAGAGAAGTCTCAGGATATAGATTAAAAACAACTGCTGAGTTACCAGGTAATCGTCCTGATGTTAATACAGTTTCTACTGTAACATATGCTGTAACTGTATCAAACGGAAAATTTCAATTTGATGGAAGTAGACCTTCATTTTTAACATTAGAAAGAGGTAAGACATATATCTTTAATCAAAATGATGCATCAAACGATAGTAATCATATATTTGTCGGTACATCCGATGATGGATGGCATGTAGGTTCACCTCCTATTATTGGAGATACATCATATCTTTTACCAGGCACTCATGTAACTTACTGGATTGATGGTGCTCAAACTACTTACAATACTTACATCTCTGCTTTTAATACTGCAACAACAAGAGAAACTAGATTCCATGTTCCTGTTGATGCACCTATAGCATTATATTTGTTTGGATACTCTGTAGCAGATACAGGAATAAGATGTGTTATTGAGGGTTATGTACTTGGTGATTTAACTGAAGATTATATACATGATTCAAGTGTTGGAACTCTTGATGCTTATAATGGTAAGTTCGGTCCTACTCCAGAATATCCTAACGGAACCTATGCATATTATATGACAGAAGATAGTTCTTCTGTTCCTACGTATCCTTACGCTATAGGTAATAGATTTTATGGAACTCCATTATTTGAAGGTGATGATGTTCCTGCACAAGTAGATACATTCCCTGCAGGTGCTGCAGGTGATGTTGTTCTAAACGCTAGTGGACAAATAGCATACATTAGAATGACAAAGTTTGGTGATAATTATTTCGGTCCTGCACAAGCAAAAATATTAGGTGGAGAAGGAACTGGTGCATTGGCAAGTCCTATTGTACAAACAGTTACTGGTTTATCATTATTAAATTCTGGTAGAGAGTATGCTACACCTCCAACACTTATATTTGAAGGAGGTGGAGGTGGTGTTGGTGCTGAAGGTGCTGCTGAAATTGATACCTTCGGTAAAGTTACTTCTATTAATATTGTTGATGAAGGTGAGTTCTATCAGGAACCTCCTTATGTGTTAATTACAGGTGGTGGAGGTATTGGTGCTAAAGCGGTTGCTAGAATTGATCAGGGTGTAATTGTAGGAATTGATGTTACAGATTCTGGTTCTGGATATATCAATCCACCAAATATTGTATTTACTAAACTTGTTAATTTAAAACGTAAGACAAGAGCAAGACAGTCTTATAACTCTCAAGCAATTTACTTAACTGGTCTCGTAAAAGATTTAGCTGCATCAGATACAGAAATATTTGTTGATACTACTACAGGTTTTCCTGGTTCTGGAGAACTGATTGTAAACACTGAAACGATTACTTATACTGGTAAATCAACTGGTAAGTTCTTTGGTTTGACAAGAGGTGTAAACTTTAACTATGACCAGAGAATTATATTAGATGCAACTCAGAACAACCAACAGGATATATCAACATACAAGTTTAATGTTGGTGATAGAGTTATTCGTAGAATTGATAATGCAAATAATAAAGTTGCAAAGGTATATGACTGGAATCCTCAAACTAGAGAACTATTAGTAACATTTGAAGTTGATGAATTGGCATTTATTGATGGTGGTATCCCATCAACTTTAGATGCTATTGTACAGTTTGATGCAGGTGTTGCTGCTAGTGCAAGTAATGCTTTTGATCCTCATCAAATTACTTTTGCTGCAAATGAAGATATTATAACTTTGACTGATCCTATAGGTAGAATTTTAGATACTAAATTTGTTGATGTTGCAGAAAATGCAGGAGCTGGTGACGGTATTCCAGATTTATTTAATACAGGTACTGATTATGAAAACCAGATATCACTAGATGGTGGTATTTACAATTCATTATATGGTATTGAAGAAACTCAAGGTGGAACTAATACTACTCTATTTGCGGTTGCTGATCAGGTCAAAGATGGTTCTATACCATTTAAGTATGCAACTGTAGAAACTGCAGGAACACTAACTGATGGTGTAGATCATTCTGCAAGATTAAATGTATATGTAGATCTAAATCAAGGTAATGGACAAAATTATGTTGTCAATGATCTAGTGACAGGTGATATATCTGGTGTAAGAGGAACTGTTCTTGGATGGGATCCTACTACTGGATTACTAGAAGTTGGTAATGTAACTCCATTCAATACTGGTAATATCAATATAGGTATTGCAGGTTACTTCTATGAGTTCTCTGCTAGAGAAACAGTGATTGATTTCATTGTTCAAAATCCAGGTACTAACTATACTGCACCTCCTTCGGTAACAGTAGAGAACATTGGTGATATACAAGCAACAGCAACTGTTAACATGACTGCTGCAGGTGACCAAGTTGCTTCACTAACAATCACAAATGGTGGTTATGGTATTGCACAAAATATTGATGAAAGTTTTGTAACACATCCGACAGTTACATTTACTAATAATGCTAGTGATAGCACAGGATCTGGTGCTGTTGCTCAAGCAGTTCTTGGTGGAGAACGCATTGCAGGTAATACTGGTGCGAGTTATAGGATCAAGAGAATTGAATATCAAGCACAACTCCAGTCTAAGGAGTAGTCGGAATCCGCATAAATAAACAGGAGGACAATAGTCTTAGAAAATGGCAGCTCTATTAACTGATCAATTTAGAATTTTTTCAGCACAAAAATTTATTAAGGCTCTTGAAGGTCCCGTTGCAACTCAAAGTGATGATGATGCAGGGGCTACGAGGGACAGGTTATATCTTTTCATAGGTAGACCACAAAGTTGGGATAATGAAAACTCACCACCACAGGCAGTGGATTCATTTGCCGAATTTTCTGGTGCATATGATGATATGGTTTCAATGAAGCGTGTGCTGGCTTCCGATACTGTGCAGGTTGTTCGTAGAATTGACTGGGTTTCCCCAGAACAAACTACTGGTGGATTAGGTTTTA